ATGGAGGTTTCAGCGCGTAAGTATGGTAGGGGCTCGGAACTGTATACGAAACTTATGCTGAAAAATATGTATAAGGAAGTTAGTCAGGAATAGTAGTGGTTCTGTATTTCAAACTGAAAGATCCCAATGAAAAAGTCCAAACTGGGAAAACACTGACTACCAAATTCTTTGTAGCTGATATCTTTGAAAAGCATATGTTCTTTTTGTGGAGTTCAAGGGCTAATTGGTCAATGTATTGGTTACTTGAATTTCCCATTTTACAGCCAATCAGCTTAAGGTGTTGAACGCTTCTTAATCCACCAGAAAATAGAATATCAGCTAAGGTTTGGGGTGAATAAAAAGAAACATATTGACTTACTTCATTATTCAGAACTTCTTCATCATCAGCGTTTAATTGTTCAGGAACTGATAGTTTCGCCATCGCTTCTTTATACTCCTTGTGGTTTGCTCCATGTCCAATAATCGTAAGAGTTGTCACACTTTTTGAGAGAAATGAGTCAGGCTTAAAGTCAGTAATAAAATCAACCTTTCTGTTTTTAAACGGTATTGCTCGACTTGTCAGTCCGGCAATATAGACGCGTCCAAGCGATATTTTTTCTAATAGACCAAGGAACTTATTACCATTGATGTGTTTAGGAGACCGATAGAACAGGGAGTTATCGGGGCGGTTCATAATCAATGTCGAATTGCATGTGTTAGCTGAGCTTATTTCACTCGGTTTTTTATTTTTATAAGCCCTGCTTGGTTTCCAGCCCTGCTGGCTGTTGTTGTTCGAGAAGTTACTGATTGCTAACATAAATATAGTTGAACTATGGTTTTTATATGTTATCTGACTGCTTTTTAATTCAATAGTTCATCAAATATTTTTTTTATTCATTTAAAATATATTTAATTATCATTAAATGGCACTCAAGATGTTCGCAATCTCAATAGGCTTATTGCTGGCCAGTGGATTGAGTAGGTGCTGTCAGAGCAAATTTTGCGAAGTGATTTCTTTGCTCAGCCCAGAGCATCGGGAATGGCTTCAGGCAGTCTTTGAGGGTGAGTACCCACGCTCCGGTGTTGCACAGAATGGCTTCCTGAATATCCGGAGCCAGACAGGTCAGACGGATGAACTTCGAGATTCTGGCTTTGTCGGTTTTCTCCTTCTCTGCCAGCTCGCGGACACTTTTAAACTTCTCGTTTTCCAGCAATTTGATCCAGCGATGCCCTTGAATAAGCGCTTTGTGCAGGGCTTCCATCTCCTCGTATCCAATAACATCATCCGGTGTCTTGATGGTGCTCTTTCCACCCCGTCGTATGATTTTGATGGAGATGGTCACTTTGATCAGGTTTTCCTCTTCCAGAAATTCAACGGTTTCTACACCCGCTTTTTTAACAATAGCCATGGGGCTCTCCTTGCGTTTATGGTTGTAGTTCGATGGCGACGGCATTCATGCCATCGGGTCTGAAGTAAACAGTGACTTGCTCTGTGGCCAGCTCGATGCGTTTGATTAGCAATTCTGTCAGTCGTCGTTTTTCCGGGGCAAACAACTCATCCCACACCGAAGCCAGATCACCCAGAGCGGCTCGAATAGAACTTTCATTGAGATTGCCATCCTGTTCACTGGCCTGCTGCCACACCTTGAACAGCAACTCTGGGCTGATTAGCCGTTTCCGTATTTCCTCGAGCACCATAAGTTCCAACGTGCGGGCTGACAGGGGCGGCAGTGGGCTGTTTTTTGCTCCCTGTTTCTGACTGGTGCCGGTCACGTAATAACGGAACAGCTGACCGTTTTTGCGGGTACTGCTGGTGGTCATTGCCAGGCCATCCGGGCCAACCAAGATACCTTTTAGGAAAGAGGGATTATTGCGCTGTTTGGATGACTTGGAGCGCAGCTGGGCATGGATGTCGAAGGTGCCGTGGGCTTTTGCCCAAAGGTCCATGGAAATGATTGGTTTATGCTCTCCAGGATACCATTCACCCTTGTTGCCAATCTCACCGATGTAGATGCGGTTGCGCAGAATTCGGTGAACCGTGTTTTTGGCAAAAGGGCTGTCACCTCTGACCGTTCCGTCGTGTAATGGGATCGCTTTGGATCGATGGCCTTTCTTATTGATGATTTCACAGGTCTGAATGATTGAGCGGGTTTTAACAAAGGTTTTGAAGATCAGGTTAACCACCTCTGCTTCTGAATCATTCACGGTGAGCTTGCGTTCATTTACGTCATAGCCCAGCGGTGGGTTACCACCCATCCACATGCCTTTCTTTTTCGACAGCAGAAACTTGTCCCTGATTCGCTCGCTGGTGACTTCCCGTTCAAACTGGGCAAAGGAAAGCAATATATTGAGAGTCAGTCTTCCCATACTGCTGGTGGTGTTGAATTGCTGGGTGACCGAAACAAACGACACATTATGTTTGTCGAATAAATCCACCAGCTGAGCAAAATCAGCCAGGGAGCGGCTGAGTCGGTCCACTTTGTAAACCACAACGATATCCACCATGCCTGATTGTACATCCCTCAACAGACGTTGCAGGGCTGGTCGCTCAACATTCCCACCGGAAAAACCACCATCATCGTAGTCATCTGGAATCATTACCCACCCTTCATGTTTCTGGGAGTGAATGTATGCTTCTCCTGCATCCCTCTGGGCATGGAGAGAGTTAAATTCCTGTTCCAGCCCTTCTTCTGTCGATTTGCGCGTGTAGATTGCACACCGTTTCTTAACCAACGTTTCCTTAGGCTTGGCCATGCTCACCTCCTTTTGATTTGGATTTCAGCCCAAAGAACAATGGGCCGGACCAGCTGCTTCCTGTAATCATGGTGGCGATGCGGGTCAGGCTTTTATACATTTCTCCACGGTATTCAAAGCCCTGTGGAGTGACGATCACCTCATGGGTCTCGCCGTTGTACTCCTTGCTGATCACTGTGCCAGGTGGTGGTTTCACCAGTCGGCTATTTTGTGCTTTTGGTTTGTGCTCACTTTTCTTGCCAGCCAGTTTCAATCGCTCTGCACTTTTCTCACTAAGCCCACCTAAAGCCAGCTCCTGCAATCGTGCCGATAATCGCTGTCGCAGGATTCTCAAGTCCAGATCAGGAGCCTCCTTCTCATTCAGCTCCTTCCAGAGCTTTCGCAACTCATCCGTCTTCATGGATTGTAATGCCACCACCCTGGCGGCAAGGGTTGTATCATCGTTCATAAGCTACCTCAGTCGTTTTCTCTGTTTTTGTTAAGAGTGTTCACAGTCATGCATGAGGTAGCGGAGTTATCCAGTCGGTCAGGGTCTTTATTTTGGGCTGAAGGCTCCTGGCTTCTCTGTTTCTTGCGGAGGATGGCGGTCGCAATAAGAGCTGCAATTTCATCCCGGGGTCTGAGGTCTGGTTCTGTTATTGATAGAAGTTCTTCCATGGGTTTGCTTCCAGGTTGTCGCTTACATTTATTTTGGCGAACTCTTATGGCTTTTGACCATGGCGTATTTGCGGCGAATGGAGGGGCTTTGTCGTATAATTGGTGGTGAATGCAGTGTTTGACAGAGAATAAATCAATGCTGTATATATATACAGGTGTCGTTAAATCTGGACCTCTTTTGTTGTGATGGCCCTTCAGTCATGAGGGTTAATTGATGCCGAACGTTGAATTTACCGATCAACTGCTAAGACGGTTAGATCCCGCTTTTTTCCAACAAATTTTATCCAACTCATTTGCTCTGGAGTTAAGAATCCCAGAAGTCTCTGGTGTCCGGAAGCAACGACAAGCCTTGTTGAATATGCTTCTTTTTGAGCATCCAGACCGGATTAAGGAGTTGAATCAGGTCTTTGAGAAGGTGTGTTTATTGTGTGATAGCAGTGGTCAGGATGCTCTGGAAGTGGTTCGAAGGGAGCTTCTTCCAGATGCAGCTAAAGATGACTTTTTATCATTGCCTAACCAATTTTATCGTAGTCTTTGGCTTTATAAGTACGATCAGCGGCTATTTGCCGAAGCCCTGGATAAACGACAACTTCGTATCCTTCGAAGAAATAGTAGACATTGTGCAGGGTTTGAGACACCGAGAGACATAGTGATTGCTGAAGATCATGAACTGCTATCGTTTCGCAGAACTATGGCCAAGGTTCTAATCTGTCCGTTGGATTCGATAGCTGCAGAGCTGTTCCCACGCTACGACATAGACGCTCCTGAGCAGCTGGATCATTATGAAATTCGTCTTCATTACAATTTGCCACCAGAGAGTGCTGGCCGGGTCGAGCAGCAACAATTGATACCGTGTGACATTTTGTTGGCCACCAGCGCATTCATTACTTACGAGCCTGATAACGGAGCGCTCTACGTTATGGCAGAAGATTCTCAGCTTTGGCAACAGGCGGCTAAGGCGGCGGTAGAGTGCGTACTGGGTATTGAATTCACAGCTCAACCCCTGGATGTGATTACCTATGATTATCAGAAACTGGCAGACCAGACATTCCAGCCCAGAGTCGCGGGATTGGAGAGTGTTTATGGTGCCAAGGTCACTCAGCTGGGTGTGAGAGGAAATAAGAGCTCGCTGCTGGTGAATTCACCAGTCAGTGACCGTGGAGATATTCATTCTCCCGCCATTGACCTTACTCAATCATCAGACTTTCGGTTTTCCGGTCGGCCTATCAGTCGTGCTGCCATCACGATTCATTTGCGTGGTAATGACGCATCAGAAAAAAACCGAACCGCCGTTATAAACCTTTCCGGTGAATCACGCTGCAGCTTTCGTTATAGTCGGGAGAGTGACAAGCGTGTGTGTCAGCGCTTCCTCGAACTCAATGGATTGATGAGAAGGACAGGGAATGAATTATCTGATGCCACAAACGACGGTTGATCTGTTTCGTTGTTTTGAAGAAAGTGCCGAGGAGTGGGTCACTCAGGCAGGGCATCAGGTTCAGGGTATTTTGTCCTTAACTCTGAATGCCTCGTTGAAATCGTTAGTAGGTTCCTCTGGCTGGTTTCATCGGGTAGGAGAAACCACGTCGGTATCTGTGCCTTTTGGGGAGGACTTCTCAGAAGAAGATCTTCACTATGATCCTGCCAAACGCCACTATTTTTATACCTGCCCTGAAACACTGTTCAAGATAGCGGTTGATGAAAGCGATGTCGCTATTTTATCTCTCGATTGCGATCGGCTGTTGTCCAGTCTGGCGGATCTTCTTGATATTCCAAACCGTGAACGGGATGAGTTGAACTCTCCGAAAGCGGATGGTCATTTGTGGCGTTTAGGTTCCGCTCGTTTGTCGGATGGATTTCATTATCCGATTTGGTTCTGTCGTGGAGCACAGAGTCATTTAACCACTTTAGATGGCACGTTACGGCAACTATCGAACCGGGATCGTGGATTGATTCTAACAGCGCATCAAACCTTCCCCATGCATTATCGGTTACCGGCCGGATTTTATTGTTTGTCCATTGCTCAGGCGCTGCATACCTATGGCAATGGAAGCACAATCAATCGCAAGCGACTTTACCAGGCTGTCGTGCATCCAGGTCAGAACCAAAAGGACAGTCCTGTTTTTTACGACAACATCAGTAAAGAGTTAGTCATTGCCGGCAAAGAACCCTGGCTTCTGCAGGGAGAAAATCAACCGGCAGCGGTAGAGTATTTGTACAAACAAGCTCTGGCTGGGCATTGGGAAGTGAAAGCCAGTGATATTTTATTGGCGGTGAAAAGGGCAAATCATAAACCGCAAACGTGGACGGTGAAGCGGCTTCCGGAGCTGTTTAATGGTAAGGGGTGGGAGCATTACCTAACCAGCACTCGCCGTGGTTACTACGGTTTCAATCTGACCTGAAATAATTATCTACCTCAGTGCATGATGGCCACCTTCGGGTGGTTTTTTTTGCCCTGAATTTTAAAAAAACACATCAGTTCATGTAGGTCTCACATTATATCTCACATTTTGGGGGCTGACGGTCTCACATTTTACTTTCGATAATTTACTCACGTTCTGACAACAAACGAGAGGAGGCGATGAACGTGAACAGAAACAGCATGAGCCAGACAGAGCTGGCAAAACGCTGGAGTATTTCCCAGCGAACCCTTGAGCGCTGGCGCTCATTAGGGTGGGGGCCTACCTACCACAAAATGGGGGGGCGTGTGATCTACATGACACGTGATGTAGAAGCGTATGAGGCACAGACTGCCATGCGTTCAACATCCGAGCACTGTCGTGTTATAGCAGCAGGAGGTCAATCATGAGTCCTGACCTGCAAGCCATTACCAATATACGTATCAGTGATCTGTCTGCAAAATCCGGTGAGGAATTACTCAAGCTGGTGGATAGTGCTGAAAAACAGTTGGTTGAAACACAGCGAGCAAGGGATTGGTTGGAGTCTGCCATTGCATACAAGTATGTCTATAGGTCGACCAATATTCGTTCAGAACTTGGTCAGGAATTTGGCTTTATTCATTTTGAAGATGGTGCGGTCAAAGTCACTTCGGAAATCCCTAAAGCCATTACCTGGGATCAGAAGAAACTGGCAGCCATTGCGGAAACCATCCGTAACCAGGGAGAAAATCCTGAAGAATTTATGGAGGTACAGTACACCGTTCTGGATGCCCGCTTTGATGAGTGGCCGGAAGTGATGCAGAACGCATTTCGACCTGCTCTTACTATCGAACAAGGGACGTCTAAGTATCGTTTGTCGCCTAACTACAGGGAGGTGAGACGATGAGTTTACCCATTTTGACAGCGGAACAACGAAGTCAGGAACGCAAGGGAATTAAGAGTGTACTTCTTGGGCGGAGTGGAGAAGGTAAGACGACTCAGTTGAAAACGCTGGACCCTCAAAGCACGTTGTTTATGGATTTAGAAGCCGGTGATCTTGCGGTGCAGGATTGGGAAGGCGACACCATTCGACCAACCACCTGGACTGAATTTCGCAACGTTGCCGTTTATCTGGGAGGTCCGAATCCAGCCCTGCGAGATGATCAAGTCTATTCCAAAGCACACTACGAAGCCGTATGTGAAAAGTATGGTGATCCGTCTGAACTGGATAAATACGACACCTACTTTATTGATTCCATCACGGTATTGGGTCGGCTTTGCTTCCAGTGGTGCAAGAGCCAACCCCAGGCCTTCTCGGAGAAAACCGGTAAGCCAGATACTCGGGGCGCATATGGCCTTCATGGTCAGGAAATGATTGCAGCGCTGACTCACCTCCAACATGCCCGAGGCAAGAACGTCGTGTTCGTGGCCATTCTGGAAGAACGCGTGGATGACTTTAATCGGAAGCTCTACCAGCTGCAGATTGAAGGTTCTAAAACCGGGCTGGAGATGCCAGGCATTGTTGATCAGGTGATTACCCTGGTCAGCTTACCAGATGAGGAAGGCAATCTCCGTCGTACCTTTGTATGCTAGACACTGAACCCTTACGGCTACCCAGCCAAGGATCGCAGTGGTCGCCTTGATCTGTTCGAGCCACCACACCTTGGCAGGCTGTTTCATAAAATCCGGACCGCTGAACGTCAGCCGGTCAATTTTGATAACCCAGCCCCTGAAACCACTCTTAACAATAAACAGGAAGCATAATCATGTCCCAGAAAAAATCATGGAACGATTTCAATGATGCTGTTGAACAGAACCAGCATGACATCATCCCTTCAGGCACGCTCGTTAAGGTGCGTATGACCATCAAACCCGGTGGCTACGATGACCCGAATATGGGTTGGACAGGAGGGTATGCCACCCGTGGCGATACCGGTGCTATTTACCTTAATGCCGAATTCACAGCGCTGGCAGGGCAGTATGCCAAACGTAAAGTGTGGTCACTCATTGGTATGTTCAGCCCCAAAGGGCCTGAGTGGGAGAGCATGGGCCGCTCTTTTGTTCGAAGCATTCTGCAGTCAGCCCGAAATATCAAACCGGAGGATAACAGTCCACCGGCGTATAAGGCTCGCCAGTTGATGTCGCTGTCTGAGTTGGATGGTATTGAATTTGTGGCCAAAGTGGCTTTGGAAAAGGATCAATATGATGAACCTAAGAATGTCATCAAGCAGGCTATTACTGCGGAGCACAAGCAGTATGCCCAACTGATGCACAGTGTTGCCTCGACAGGTCAAGCTCCGCAAGGTCAAAGACTGTCTCCTCATGAATTGCAGTCTGAGTTGTATCGGGGACCGGATCAGGCTCCTCATCCTGCAGAGAGTTATGGCAGCCAGTGGGATTAACCTCTGGTTGAAATATGAATCCATAATTGCCCACCAGCAGGTGGGCTTCTTTTTACAGGGACGCTGAGCAATGAATAACGGATGGCTCAATTTCAATACGGCTGCTGAGCAGCAGTCTCCGGAGCTGTTACCCGCAGAGGATATTAAACGACGCATTCAGGAACGACTGGTGGACTACCTGGCTGCGATGTTTCCCAACGGTAAGCGACGGGGTAACAAGTATGTAATGGGTAATGTTCAGGGGGATAAAGGTAAGAGCCTGGAAGTCTCATTGGATGGAACCGATACTGGACTTTGGCATGACTTTGAAAACGGAGAAGGTGGTGACATTGTCAGTCTGACCGCAGCTATTCATGGGCTCGATGCTAAGAATGATTTCCCTGAGGTTATTCGTTTTATGGCTGATTGGTTGGGTATGCCATCAACCAGTCCACCAGCAGTGGCAAGCTATCAGGACGATTACGAGGACCTTGGAGCGCACACTGGCAAGTGGGATTACCATGATGCTGCAGGTAATTTAATCGCCTGTGTCTATCGGTACGATACCCCAGATGGTAAGGAATTCAGGTCCTGGGATGTTAAGGCCAGAAAAACCAAAGCACCGAATCCAAGACCTCTCTATAACCAACCTGCTATCAAAACGGCTACAGACGTCTGGCTGGTGGAGGGTGAAAAAGCTGCTCAGGCATTAATAGACAATGGCTACTGTGCCACCACGGCAATGAACGGAGCCAAGGCACCCGTTGATAAAACCGACTGGTCACCACTAAAAGATAAGAGGGTAATGATTTGGCCGGATAATGATGAGGCCGGTTTAGCTTATGCACACAGTGCAGCCAACGCCATCGCTGAGATTGGCGCCACCAGCGTCGTTACTTTTAAACCTCCGGAAAACAGTTATGAGAAATGGGATGCGGCAGATGCGGTGGCTGAAGGCTTTGATATCCGACAGTGGATGGTGACGACACAACGGAAAACGCTTAAAGAGTCAGTGCCCTTTTATCGATTTGGAGACCTCCTTGATGATGACTCTCCCATGCCGGACGACTTGCTTAGCCCGAGAGTATTGACCTCAGGCGGCATGCTGGTGGTGGGTGGTGCGCCCAAGGTAGGAAAGAGTGACTTCCTTTTGAATTTACTGGCTCATATGTCTGCAGGATTAACCTTTCTTGATATGCGCCCGAGCAAACCGCTGAAGACTTTTTACCTTCAGGCAGAGGTTCAATATCACTATTTACGCGAACGAGTAAAACAGCTGCCTCTGGAGCAATATCAGCTGTCCGATGTAAGGGAGAATCTGGTGGTGACGGCAAGGTTGAACCTGATATTGAATGCTAAAGGGATGCCCCTGATTTTAAGGGCAATACGAGATGCTTTTCCTGAGGGACCGGACGTCATTGTTATCGATCCCATCCGAAATGTTTTTGATCCTGGCCCTGATGGCAGCAGTGAAAATGACAACAATGCCATGCTGTTTTTTCTGAAAGAACGGGTAGAACAGTTAAGGGATATTGTGAATCCAGAGGCTGGGCTCATCCTGGTTCATCATACAAAGAAAATGAGTAAACGACAGTTAGAGGAAGATCCGTTTCAAGCTTTGTCCGGTGCCGGAAGTTTGCGTGGCTATTACACCTCAGGGATGCTGCTGTTTAAACCGGAAGAGATGGAACCCGAGAGAATGTTGTATTACGAGCTGAGGAATGGACCATCACCGACAGCGAAGAGAGTCATTAAAAAAGAGGGGCAAGGGTGCGAAGCGCCTCCGAATGGTATTCGGATTGCGGGTGAGGAAATGGGACGCAAGCACGATGCAGAGCGGATCAGAAAGCGTGAGGTTATTGTTAATCTGCTTTTTCAAGAGGCTCTGCAGGGGCGGGTTTACACTTCCAATCAATTTGCCCAGGCATTTGAAAATCAGGCCGGACTTGGGGCCAGCTCGACGATCCGGGATCGCATTAATGTGCTGAGCACTAAAGGCTATATCAAGTTCTTTAACGACCATGATGAATACAATTTATCGCCACCGTTGAGGAGCACTCAGGGGTATCTCTGTGTTGAAAATATGGAGCTGGGCAACGATGGAAATCCATTATGCAGGGTGCTGCCGACGCACTATAAATGCGCTCAGACTTCCGCAAATTTACCTGTTGAGGATCCGGAGCAATGGATCTATTACGACCAGCATTGAAGATCATTTGAGTTGCTGGCGAGTTGCCAGCGAGTTGCTGAAAATGGGGAGTTGCTGAGTTGCTAGATTTGTCCAGCAACTCAAAAAAAATAAACAAATCAGGCTGTTAAGTGAAACCTGAGTTGCTGGATTTTAAAAAGTTAGCAACTCAACCCAGCAACTCATAACTGTTTGAAATCTATTGTTTTTGTTGAGTTGCTGAGTTGCTGGATTCTTTTATATATAAATATATACGGACGAGCCTCCTTCAGGTCGGTCCCGTCCGTATAAGAAATCGCAGGAGGCGATGCCATGTTGACCATTGACGAACTCAGAGATCGATATCGGGAAGCCTGGCTGGTGGCTCGCAGAGTGCCCTCCGGATTAAACCTCGGGCACTCGTCGTATTGGCCTGAATTTAATCCCAACCGCTGGGAGGTTTATCACTCGGAGGGTGTTCAAGCAAAATCACTACAACCGTCGGGAGATGCCGTGGATCGGATGATCGAGTGTATGCGCTGGTTGCGGTGGCTCAGTGAAGACGAACGATCACTGGTTTGGTTACGAGCAGCGGGATTACCCTGGCGTGATATCGCCAAAGAGTCAGGCTTGTCTCGGATGACCGCTTCCAGGCACTGGAGAAAAGCTCTGATGCAAGTGATTTTACGTCTAAACCAGAGAGGGAGTAGCGTGAATTTTCGGGATGCAAAGTGTTAGAGCGGGGTAGAGCGTAGAAAGCGTACTTTTCAGAGTGGGACAAAATCAGCATTTTGGTTCATAGTTATCGCTAAGCTCGAAGCAAAGTACATCCAAGCCCCGCACCACTATCGGTCCGGGGTTTTTTATTACCTGTTTTTCATCCTTGTTCACGGAAGAACCATGGCCAGAATCCTCGTCGAATCCATCGAACATCGCTCTGTTGCCAGCCTGACACCCTACGCCAACAATGCCCGTACGCACTCCGATGATCAGGTGAACCAGATTGCCCGCTCCATCGAGGAGTTTGGATTTGTGAATCCGGTGCTGGTGGGCAGCGATGATGTGATCGTAGCAGGCCATGGTCGTTTGATGGCGGCTAAGCAGCTGGGGATGGAAACCGTACCGGTGATTGTTCTTGGGCATCTGACTGAGACTCAGCGACGAGCGTTGGTGATTGCGGATAACCAGATTACCACCAATTCCGGCTGGGATGAGGAGCTGCTGAAGCTTGAATTGACTGAACTGGACGCACTGGATTTTGATCTCGACCTGATGGGCTTTTCCGATGATGAGCTGGATGGGTTGCTGTTGCCCGATGAGGTCGAAGGTCAGACCGATGACGATGAAGTGCCGGAACCAGAGGAACATCCGGTCAGCGAAACAGGTGACCTTTGGGTATTGGGCGACCATCGTGTTCTCTGTGGCAGTGCAACCGAACAGGCCGATGTGGAAACCCTGATGAATGGTCAGCTGGCAGACATGACATTCACTGATCCACCTTACAACGTCGACTATGCGAATCCTGAGAAAAATGGCAAGGCCAAGAAAGATCGCCGAATCAAAAATGACAACCTCGGCACCGAATTTTACACCTTTCTATTGGCCGCCTTGAGCAACCTCCTCGCTGTGAGCAAGGGCGCAATTTACATCTGCATGTCGTCGTCTGAACTGGATACCTTGCAGAAAGCCTTTCGAGAAGCCGGTGGCAAGTGGTCCACGTTTCTCATCTGGGCCAAGAACACCTTCACTTTGGGACGCTCCGATTATCAGCGTCAGTACGAACCCATTCTCTACGGTTGGAAAGAAGGCTCAGAGCACTTCTGGTGCGGCGCTCGCAACCAGGGCGATGTCTGGTATTTCAACAAGCCTGTGAAGAATGATCTGCACCCAACCATGAAGCCGGTGGAACTGGTAGAACGAGCCATTCATAACTCGTCCAAGAGTCGCGACATTGTGCTGGATCTGTTTGGTGGGTCCGGCTCTACCCTGATCGCCTGTGAGAAGTCTCATCGCAGCGCAAGGCTCATGGAATTGGACCCGAAATACGTCGATGTGATTGTGCTCCGCTGGGAGGAGTACACAGGCAAGGAAGCCTATCTGGAATCAAACCAACTGACCTTTGAACAAAACAGGGACGACCGCCAGGGAAGGCGGAAGGGTCACCTTGCTATGGAAGGAAAGAGGGCCTAGAGGCATGGACGATCTCTCGCGCCGACTGGATCAGATTGATTCCAAGCTCGATAAGCTGAGCGATGCGGTGTCGAGGCTGGCTATGATCGAGGAACGAATTACGCATCAAACCACCAGTCTTACCCGTCAGGATGATCGTCTGGATGAACAGGATAAACGCATCAGACTTCTTGAATTTCAAGCCAGTCGTCGAGGGGTGATGCTCAACTACATAGAGCGGTTTGGTTGGATTGTGCTGACCGCAGCTATTGGTTTTTTGTCGTATTTCTTGAAGGGGTAAGTCATGGGTAAGCGTACGGAAACCAACTACCTGATCGTTCACTGTTCTGCCACCAGAGCCAACCAGAACATCACCATCGACGATATCAAACGTTGGCACACCACCGAGCGGGCCTTTATCGATATCGGTTACCACTGGGTGATTGAACGGGATGGCTCTGTCAAACAGGGGCGACCTGTTGATGACTGGGGCGCGCATGCCAAAGGGCACAACCACGAGAGTGTGGGCATCTGTCTGGTAGGTGGCCTCGATAACAACAACCAGCCTGAAGACAATTTTACCTTACTGCAGAAGCGTATGTTGAAGCTGCTGATTGCCGGACACAAAGCTCTCTATCCTGATGTGGAAGTACGTGGCCACAACCATTTCAACGAACACAAAGCCTGTCCAGGCTTTCCTGTTGAGGTGTGGCTCTATCAGGAAGAGCTTCAGGGAGTTGACCTGTGAGTTGGACGGCTGCAGTTCCGCTGGTAGGGAAGGTGATCGATAAACTGTTCCCGGATGCTGACAACGCTGATCAGGCCAAGGTTGTCCTGGCTGAGATGATGATCAATGGTGAGATCAAGGAACTGGCTCAACAGGCTGGGATTATCACTGCAGAAGCGAAAGGTGATAGCTGGCTGCAACGGTGCTGGCGTCCTTTGGTGATGCTGACCTTTACGGCACTGATCGTGTGCCGGTGGATGGGCTGGGCAGCACCGGATCTTAGTGAAGAGGTGGAACTGAAACTGTTCGGCATCATTCAGCTGGGTATCGGTGGATACATTGCCAGTCGTAGTGTGGAGAAGGTGGCAAGAACGATTCGTTCGTAGTTTCAGCTTTATTTGATAAGGCCTTTGCTTGTAGTATCCGCGCTTTTTAAAATCAGGTTATCAGTGTGGTGCTAAAGCTAAGAAAGGTGTTGTCAGGAGCATTTGCATTAATCTTCTCCTACTTAATCAGTACATCAGTTATTGCGATTGATTTTCAAGCTGTAGAGAAGCAGGTTAAAAAATCAGAAAATGCTCTGTCAGCACAGATCAGTGTTGCCATGATGAATAGTGCAACTGACGAGGTGTGGAGTTATAACGGCAATAAACGAGTACCGATAACAAGCACATTTAAGACACTCCTGTGTGCCAAGCTTCTGCAAGATGTCGATCAAGAAAGGCGTGCATTGAGTGATAAAGTTAAATTAGAAAAGACGATGCTCGTTGATTACTCGCCTGTGATTGAAGGTTTTCTGGGTGAGTATGTGACGCTTGGTCAGGCTTGCTCTGCAACCATGCAGACCAGTGATAATACCGCTGCCAATATTGTTCTGGAAAATGTTGGTGGACCCAATGCTCTTACCAAATTCATTCGGAGTTACGGTGACCAGGTAACAAGAATTGACCGTTTTGAAACCGAATTAAATGAAGGGACGCCAGGAGATCCCAGAGACACTACATCTGCAGAAGCCATGCTTCATTCTATTGATACGTTACTGTTTGGTGACGCATTATCTGTCAGTTCAAAGAAACAGCTCACTCAATGGATGATTCAGAATACGGTCACGGGAAACTTGTTACGTTCAGTATTGCCGGAAGGCTGGGTGATTGCTGATCGTTCTGGTGCTGGAGGTTATGGAACTCGGAGTATTAATGCGGTGGTCTGGCCAGAGGATGGTAACCCTTGGGTCATTACCATCTACGTCTCAAACACGAAGGCAGCTTTTGAGGAACGGAATAAGGCAATTGTAGAGATAGGGAAAACGATGTTTAGAGAACTGGAAGCTTCCCAATAAAATAATATTGTCGTATAGCTGTGGTTTTGCCCCTGTTCATAAAAGTTCGGTTCCCTGCGGTCATGGCTCTGAAAGCCTCGTCATTAGAGGCTTTCTGCAAAGCGGAGGGACCCTGCGAACTCTTCGCTAATGCGGGTAGGCGACACCGCGGCGAATCACCAGCGACAGAGTGAAAAACGGGGTTGACACTGGTTGACAAAAAACGGCTCAGGCCAGTGTTTATGAGGGTTTCAGCGTCAACCAAATTATTTTATGTCAACCTACTTACTCTCCGTTGGGTTACAGATTGTCAACCAGCTTTCATTGACGTAGATCAATTCTTTTGATTCGGTAAATACGTAATCTGTAGTCATCCAGTGAGGGGTTGCCGAAGTCGAGGGGGCTTTGGAATCAGGCAAAAAGAACATCAAATGCCTGTTATCAGGACAAGAATAAATACCACTCCAATAATAATAAAAAACGTTTAACGCTGGCTTTGCCAGCACTTGCAGCCTTGCTCTGAGTAAGGTTTTTTATTGGATGATAAGCAATGCAGTGTCACAGTGACGTGAGCTGATGGAAGACCTGAAAACCAAGCAGGATGCCCGGGAATAAAAACGACTCAGGTCGTTCTCTATAAACCTCGCCCAGTGCGGGGATTTTCTTTTGGTGGCTTATTCACCGGTGATCAAAAAACAACCGGTAATCATTGGGAACTATATTTCGCTGTTTTTAAGACTATCTCACCGGTTGTGCACCGAGTTATCCACGGAATTAGTGGATGATTAACGTTTTGCTTCAAATGGTCGGTGCACCTGCCATTCACCAGCTTGTTGGATGAACAGTGTATCGATTTTCAAGCTTCGGGCCAGTGCTTTCAGGTGGTTCCATAAAGGTGAAAATCGGGGCTGATGATCCAGCCAGTCATCACCAAAGTCTCGATGCCTGGCAGTGGCCTGAGGACCGTCAATGTAATGCAGATCGCCCAACTGAATAAGCTGTATGGCAACAAACATATTTCGGTACCAGTGCTGCAGCAGGGAGTGCGTGAAACGGTTTGGGTGGAACAATCGGCAGGACATAAAATGGCCGTTGGATAATTCAACGGCCAGCAATATCGGTTGGTTCAAAGGACAGCCTCCAGCCCGGCAGTGATTCGATAAATCCGGTCCTGGCCTTCCGGCTTTTCCGATTCAATGGTCAGTCCCAGTCGTTTTTTCAGGGCTCCGGCAAACGTTCCCCGAACGGTGTGTTTTTGCCAGCCGGTTTGCTCCATGATGTCGGCAATGGCGGCGCCTTCAGGTCGGGCCAACAATTCAATCACCGTGTGCAGTTTCGTGCCGGTGCGAATCTTTCCCTTATCTTTGGAGACAGGTTTGTCATCAAGGCCAATGGCGGCTTTGCCCTGTGGGCTGATGTCGTAAGCATCCGGATCTTTCAGAACAATCAAAAAGCCCCGGCTGGTCAGGCTGTCCAGAACCTTTTTTCGGGCTCCGCCTTTGATGCTGAGTTCTGACAAATTGAGTGTTCCGGTTTTTGCGGCTTGTTTCAGAACACTTTCCTGGGATGGAGTAAGTTTGTCGTTTTTCATGGTGCCTCTCCTTTGCGAGTTATTGTTTTTGTCCATCTTTAAAACCTTGTTGGTAAGCTTCTTCCAGGGCGCTTTTGACGCACCAGACAGAAACCTCATTGAAATCTTCGGAGGTCTTCCGTTCACTTAAGGTGTCAAACAGACGATGTTTTTTGGCGATGGTTTCCAGAGCTTTTTCGAGGCGTTTGTTCATTGGGCTGTCCTTACTGACGCTTTGTTTTTGTTATGTACAGTTAGGCTCTATAACCGCGGGTTATCAAGAAAAACCAGATAATTATCAATTGCTTGGAGGGTAGGTCAGGCTCTGGCGGGGAATAAAGGGGACAAGCGGGGTTATGAAGCTACTGTCGCAGTCAGAATTCGCCAAACGTCAAGGTTGGAGCCGCCAGTATGTGGGTAAACTGGTCAGGTCAGGCAAGATTACCCTGGTTAATGGCAAGATCGACCCAGAGCATGCACAGGCCGCCATAAAGGCCCAGTCGGAACCTTCTACGGAGCTGCGGGTAAAGCCCCAAACGGACACAGCTTTCACCACAGCCCCCTCCGATTCACGACAGGCGGTGGATTTCGTCACTGCCCGCACCATGCGCGAAGCCTTCAAAGCCAAAATGGCTAAGATGGAGTATGAGGAGAAGGCGGGCAAGCTGACCGATGCTTCTAAAGTTAAGTCAGAAGCATTTAGGGCAGGCAGGATTGTTCGGGATGCATTGCTCGGAATACCGGACCGGCTGTCGGATGTGCTGGCAGCAGAACAAGATCCGGGGGAGGTTCGGCAATTGCTGGTGAATGAACTGGAAATGATTTTGAACGAATTAAGCGACAATTCGTAGATAAAACAACGCCCCGGTCAACGGGGCGATAATCCCAGTCCCTCCCGATTATTATTCTTATTGATCGGGCGACCATCCGTGGTCAAGGTTCCTTCCTGGAACGGTACTGAGCAGTCTTGCTTTGCACCTATAGATAACCACATTGCGTGCCAACTTTGTTCATTCCGCAATTACCAAAGGCTCAGGTAGTAACGGCTGCTTTACGTAATCTTTAGATTTGGGTAGTCGTTACGTCCGTTTGTCACGGATATAAACAAACAACTGTATGAATAGTCCTTATTTTTCAGGCTTTTTTGCTGGTTTGAAGCCGGATACCCGTATGACGGTTTCAGAATGGGCGGATGAACATCGCATCTTGCCCATGAAGTCGGCAAAGGAAGCAGGACGATGGCGAACCGTTAGAACGCCCTATCTGAAAGAAATCATGGATTGTCTGTCACCGTCGTCTTCCGTAGAACAGGTGGCCTTTATGAAGGGTGCTCAGGTGGGCGGTACCGAGTGCGGAAATAACTGGCTTGGCTATGTGATTCATCACACGCCAGGACCCATGATGTATGTGTTGCCAACGCTGGACATGGCCAAGCGAACTTCCAAGCAGCGTATCGCACCGATGATTGAGGCGATGCCGGTGTTGCGAGAATTGGTGAAAGATCCGCGCTCCAGAGATTCTGGCAATACCCAGATGGTGAAGGAGTTTCCAAACGGTGTACTGATTATTACCGGTGCGAACTCGGCGACCGGGCTACGTTCCATGCCTGCCCGTTTCCTATTTCTGGATGAAATAGATGCCTATGAAGACGATGTAGACGGGGAAGGCAGTCCGATCAATCTGGCGATTAAACGGACAGCGACGTTTTCCCGTAATCGTAAGGTCTTGATGGTTTCAACGCCCAATATTGCCGGGGCCAGTAAAATTGAATCGGCTTATCAGGCCAGTGACCAGCGGCAATACCATGTGCCGTGTGTGAAGTGCAGCTACCTGCAGCCTATCGAATGGCAACAAATCCGATTTGAGAATCAAGATCCGGAAACTGCCTGCTTTGAATGCATCAACTGCCAACACCGAATGGGCGAACACGATAAACCCAAACTATTGGGTGGCGGTCAGTGGATTCCTATGAATCCTGAAGCCAATGGCAAAATCCGAGGCTTCCACTTGAGCTCGCTCTATAGCCCCAATGGCTGGTACAGCTGGAAGGATGCAGTCGCTGATTTCTTAGCTGCCAAAGACAATCCCATTCTCTTGAAAGACTGGACCAATACCGTCCTCGGTCAAACCTGGCAGGAGCAAGGGGAGACCGTTGATCATGAATTGCTCTACCAGCGTCGTGAACACTACCCAGTAGAAGTCCCTTGGTCAGTAGAAGTGTTGACCTGTGGTGTTGATGTTCAGGATGACCGAGTCGAGTTTGAAGTGGTGGGTTGGGGAGCCGGTGAAGAGAGTTGGTCCATTGATTATGTTCGGCTTTACGGTGACCTGTCCCGGCCTGATATCTGGAAGATCCTGGCTGATCGACTGCGTAAATCCTATCGCAGGCAAGATGGTGTATTAATGAACCTTGCCCAGATCTGCATGGATTCTGGCGGGCATTTTACAGATGAGGTTTATGCCTTTTCCCGAAAGCAGGGTTCGGATTGGCTCATACCGATCAAGGGTGCATCTCAAGCCGGTAAGCCCATCGCCACCTTCCCGAAAACCCGAAACAAGAAAGGTGTCTACCTGACGTTGGTGGGCACCGATACCGCAAAAGAACTGGTCTATCAGCGTTATCGCATTCTTGAACCGGGAGCAGGCTATTGTCACTGGCCCATCATGGATTGCTTTGATGAAGATTACTTCAAGCAGGCCACTGCTGAAGAGAAGGTTCGTAAATACAAACACGGTGTTGCCTATTTTGAGTGGGATGCCAGAAAGAAACGAAATGAAGCTTTGGATTGTCGGGTGTATGCATTAACGGCGGTGCGAATCCTGCAACAGCATCGAGGCTTAAATCTGGAACAACTGGCAGCCCAACGGCCAGAACCAGAAGTGCAGATGGAGCAAGATGAGCCTACGGATATAGCCGCCAATCGACACCGACGAACCTCTCGCAGTACCTACCTGAACGGATAATCACCATGATCACGGATGCTGAATATCAAGCTCTGAAGCGGGCCGTATTGCTGCGGGAAACGAGAACGGTTGAGTTTGAAGGCCAAAAAGTGGAATACGCCAGTTTTTCCGAGATGGAAAGACGACTGCAGGCCATTGAACGGGAGCTGGCGAAGCAGCAAAAGCGGCCTCGCCAATATGGCATTTATTCCAGAAGTGGCATCTGATTCATCGCCAGAAATGCAGTACTGCAATCAGTGCAATGAACAAGACAATCAGGGTGGTGATCGATTGTCGCATCTGATCACTGGTAAGTATGCGTGGGTCGTCTTTTTTTGTGCCATGTGGGTCACTGAGCAGGCTGGGTGCCACGTTCGCCATCATCAAAAAAATACCCAGTACCAGCACTGAAATCACTACGGCCTTCACAAGCTACCTCTCCATTTCTTACTACTTTCTATACAAGAAGGATGTGCACCTTTGTTTGACAGGTTACGACAGAAATGGTTGCAGACGGCACGAAATTTAGCCTACACCTCCGCAGGTCGGGGCGCAGGAGTCAGAGTTGGTCGGCCCCATCATCTGGTCCGAACAATACGCTGACCGGTAATCTGGGGACGTTGATCAATCGATCCAGAGCGTCCATTCGTAACGATCCATGGGCGGCTTCCGGGTTAGAAAAGCTGGTCGCGAATATTGTCGGTACAGGTATCAAACCCAAGTCCGAAGCGACCAATGACCAGTTCCGAAAGAATCTGCAGGCCCTGTTTCTGGATTGGTCTGATGAATCGGATGCGGATGGTCAACTGGATTTTTATGGTCAGCAATCGTTGGCGGTTCGCTCCATGTTGGAGGCGGGTGAATGTTTTGCCCGGTTGCGACCCAGAAAACTATCCGATGGTTTGAGTGTCCCTTTGCAGGTCCAATTGCTGGAAGCGGAGTTTGTGCCCTGGGATTACAACGATGATCTAAAACGTGGTCATAAGATCCGAGCAGGTATCGAATTTAATGCCTTGGGTAAGCGGGTGGCGTATTGGATGCACCGACAGCATCCATCCGATTACACAACGTTGGATACTGCCGACCTTCGTCGTATTCCTGCAGATCAGGTACTCCACCTCTATGAACCACTAAGGCCCGGCCAGCTGAGAGGACAGCCGTTGCTGACCCAAGTGCTCTTGCGGATGTTCCACCTGGACAAGTTTGATGACGCGACCTTGCTGCGGCAGGAAATCGCTAACCTGTTCACCGGCTTTATCACCAAGCCTGCGCCTGATGGTGATAAGGTGGATCCGTTGACCGGCAGGCCTATTGTTTATGATCTGCAGGGCGTACCCATGGTGGCCATGGAACCAGGCACCATGCAGGAACTGTCACCCGGTGAAGAGATTACCTTCAATACACCACCGGGTGCGGCTAGCAATTATCCCGACTTTATCCGTCAGCAATTGATGGCCGTCGCGGCAGGTATCGGTTTGCCCTATGAAATTCTATCCGGGGATATGAAAGGCGTCAGTGACCGGGCATTGCGGGTAGTACTGAATGAATTCCGACGACGAATACAACAGATTCAGCACAACCAGCTGGTGTTTCAATTCTGTAGACCGGTCTGGAATCGGTGGTTGGAAATGGCGGTATTCAGCGGAGCCATTCACGCTCCCCGTTTTGATCAGAAAAGAGCGGACTACCGACGGGTGAAATGGATTCCCCAAGGCTGGCCCTATATGCACCCTGTGCAGGATATGCAGGCCCAGAATCTGGCAGTGCGCAGTGGCTTCAAATCTCGTTCTGAAGTGGTGTCTGAACAGGGTTATGACAGTGAACAGATCGATGACGAGATAGCCGCTGATAATCGTCGGGCAGATGAACTGAGTCTTCAGTATGAAAGCGATGGTAGACAGTCATCTCAGTCTTCCACTCAACTCTCTTCACAAGAAAAGGATGAAAGCCAGGATGAGCAAGAAGAAACCTCTCAACAATAAGCCGTGGTACACGTTAAAGAATCAGGCTGACCAACCTGCAGAGTTACTGATCTACGATGTGATTGGTGACTGGGCGGGTTTATCCGCACGACAGCTGGTTAATGATCTGAAAGATATCGACACCAATGAAATCACGGTGCGTATTAACAGCCCCGGTGGATCCGTATTTGATGGCATCGCCATCTACAATGCTCTGCGCTACCACAATGCGCATATTCATGTTCGGATTGAAGGGTTGGCCGCCAGTATCGCCAGCGTGATTGCCATGGCTGGCGACACTATTCATATGGCCGCCAATGCGTTGATGATGATTCATAACCCCTTTGGCTGGGTGGGCGGTGATGCCGAGGAGCTCCGTAAAGTGGCGGACATGCTGGATAAAACCACAGAAGTGATTGCCCAGACTTATGCAGCAAACAGTGGGCTGGAAGTCAGTGAAATTATCACCTTGATGAATGATGAAACCTGGCTTACCGCAACCGAAGCAGAAGGCCATGGTCTGGTAAATGTGGTGGATGAACCGATGCAGTTGGCTGCACACTTTGATCTCAGCGCCTTCAACCATGTGCCACAACCACTGCTCCAACCACAAGTTGGAACGGATCACGAGCCTGATGGAGAGGCTGAATCAACTCATGCGTTGGCTATCGTCTCGCTCTGCAATAAGGCCGGTTATCCGGAAATGGCTGAGAAATTTATTCGCAACAAGCAGGGTGTAGACGATGTCCAAAGTCGTCTGACGGAATGTGAAACCATCAAGTCGTTGTGTGCTGCAGCTCAATGCAGTGATCGTGCAGCCAGTTTTATCCAGTCCGAAAAGTCCACAGAAACGATCAGAACGAAACTGTTTGATCTGCTCACCAGGGAAGAGGAAACACTGGACAACTCCCTGACACCCAGTCAGCAGAATCAAACCATCAAGCCACTGATTGATACCCGCGCCGTGTACCAAAAACGCAATCAAACCGCTGCTTAACCTTCTCACTCCCAGCCTCAAAGGAACTTAGGTTTTTTTTGAAAAACGAGTGGGTAGATACAGTTGATTCGTATGAGACTGGTGGCTGAGCACTGCTTATTTTTACTGATTAATATGGCGCGTCTGGCGAAAACATGGCCAGCTTCAGCAACTAATTTCCCGCATAAAAGTAAAAGTAATCATGGTGTTATAAATTTATGGCGGATTTTTTTTGGTTGGTTAATAAACGATTGTGTTAATCGACTGTCCTACCTATACAAATACCCAAGGGAGGTTTACATCATGCAGGCAATCAATGTAGGCGGAGAATTATGCCCAGCTTCAGTTATGGAACTTGGAAATGCCTCTAATGAAGCGCAATCCAAGTACTATTCTATTTGTGATCACGCAACAGCAGTCTTCGCCCGAAAAGGCGTCAAGATAAATCATGATTCCGTATACCAGAAACCACTCTCATTGCTGCAGCAACATTGCGCCCTCCAAGACAGGGGCTCAATTATTCCGCTCAATGTAAACGCCTGCTACCCGAAGCCTGATATAAAGCTTGACGATACTTCAGCTACATTTTTGGGTGCACTGTTGAAGGCTGAAACTGGTCCCGAAAGTAGCGATCGCTGGGGCGACATAATTTATAACAGAACCAATAATCAACAATGGGGTAGTTTTAAAAGTTTAACCAAAGAAACTTATCTCCCAAAAATGTATGCGTTTCTTGGTATGGAGCCGACAAAGGCTACCGAGTACGTTGAAGCTCTCTGTAAACGTCTGCAAACCGAGATTGACACACTGCAATCAAACTGACTTGATTTATTGGTTAAAGCGACTGGCTGAATGCGAAATTATCAAATTAATGTGCTGCTCCGCCGTAAAGTCGATCAGGCATTGGCCGCACATCCATACTCTGGGCTCAGAGCATTCTGAGATTGGGTTTCTACGACGCTCGTGTGGCTCATGATTATGTGAAAGATGCTTACCATCGTTATCAGGACAGTGCTTTGCTCAGAAACGATCCCAAGTCCGGTTTCCGTTTTGGTGATGTCGACTGGGAAGAATATCGGGGGCAGGTGGGTGATATTCCGTTCATCAAATCCGATGAAGCCTACGTCATTCCCGAAGGCACCGGCATCTTCCGAACTTGGTTTGCACCGGCAGATTATATCGAGACGGTGAGCACCATCGGCCTGCCCAGGTACGCCAAACAGAAGACATTGGACTTCGATAAAGGCGTGCAGCTGCACACCCAGTCTAATCCGTTGCCTGTCTGTTTGAAGCCCCGGGCGGTGATCAAATGCAAAATGAACTGAGTGATCTGAACCGGCATGTGCTGGCCACCTTTGGTCAGCCGGTGATGATCTTTCGGGAGGATGTGCTACTGGTAGAAAGTCGGGGCATTCTCTCGAAAGAACTGGTTCCTGTTGGTCAGTTTGATTCAGTGCTGCAAACGGTGACAGTGGTGAGTTTGCCTGCGGAGTTGGAACTTCAGCGGGGTGATGAGGTGCAGTCTGCCGATCAGCAATGGACCGTGGATTGCAAACTGAAAGACAACGGTCAAATGATCTGGTGGCGGCTCCATGAAGCTTGACCTGGAATTGGACGGCACTGTGGATGAGCTGATTTCACAGTTCCATTACGCACCGGAGAAAGTCAGTAAAGCCATCGCCCGATCTCTTCGCAAACTCTCACGGTTTGCGGAGCGCAGAGTATTGAGAGAGTTAGCAAGACAACAGAACATCACTCAGAAGGTGCTGAAGTTTCTGGGGCGAGTCAGGGTTTCACTTTATAAACCCGGCGATCGGGCATCAAAGCACTACAGCCTGGTGATTTGGATTGGTGCTCTGGATATCCCTGCTCACTATCTGGGTAAGCCAGTGCCGTCTAAAACAGGGGTGAGAACTGGCCGCCATTTTTGGGAAGGCGCCTTTCTGATGCAGCCGGTGAATGCGACGCACCCTATGGTGTTCGAGCGAAAAGACGACTGGCTGCACAAATTTCAACGCTCTAAAAAATCCGGGCGCATGATGTGGATGGGCCTGCCATTGGAAAAGAAAGAAGTGGCTATCTGGCATTCGGCCAGTGACGTGTTGCGGAAGCTGGAACCGGTACTGCTTGACCGGTTTGCCACGTTGATGGAGCAGGAGCTCAACTATGTCTTCAACATCGAATCCTGAAGCCAGAATTGTTGAAGCGCTTGTTTATCGTCTGACTGAAGTGACATCGACTGTTCTATTGGGATACTCCGCGCTCGGGTTGAATGATGAACTGCCCACTCCGGCGATTTTGGTTCAACTGGAATCTATACAAGAGCAAGGCCGACAGGGCAGCCGCAGAAAAATGAGCATGGCGTTGAATGTCAGTGTGGTGATCAAAACGGATGAAGACAGCACTTACACCTTGATGGGCCTGACCCGTTTGGTGAGGGAGCTGTTCGCCAGTAGTGAACGATTTACACCAGAAGCTCGCACTGTTCAATTTAGTGAAACCCAGTTCGATATCGCCCCGAATCATGGTCACCTTTCCTTCGCAGATATTCAGCTGACCATCGATGTCATTCTCTGAACCTATTCCCAAAACAACCTCAAATGCAGGAGCATCCTATGTCCACAGTGGATCGTAGCTTTATTGGCGCAGGCAGTATTCATATCCAGCCCTATGACCAGTCAGCCCCTTTGCTGCCCATTGGCAATGTCAGCGAGTTTACCTTCAGCTTTGAAGAAGATCGTAAGGAACTGAAAAACTACCTGGGCGGTGGGGGTAATCGCAATGTTATCAGTCGAGTGTCGGGTATTACCGCCAATGTGGTCGCCCATGATTTTACTGCCAGCAATATTTCACTGGCACTGAGAGGTAATGTCACCAATGGCAGCACCAGTGCAGTAATGGATGAAGAGTTGGTCAGTCATGGCGTTGTCGGTGAATTGATTCCTTTTAAACGACTACCGGATCGGGAGCAGCCAATTACGGTAAAAGACAGTCTGGAAACAGCACTGGTGGCCGGAGAGGATTACGAACTGACCCAATCGGGTATCAAAGTCATTGATGGCGGTGGGATTGATGATCAAGGCGTCAAAGTCAGTTACACACCGTTGGCCACTAACATGGTTCAGGCATTGGTGGAGTCCGGTCGTGAGTTCGTTCTGTTTATGGAAGGACTGAACGATGCCCAGGAAGGGTTGCCATTCAATATCCGGGTTCACCGTGTGAAGTTTTCTCCAGTGCAAAACCTGGGCTTTATCTCCGATGACTTTGCCAATATTCCACTGCAATTGGATGTGCTGTCGGACCCAACGGTTACCGGTCAGGGCTTGAGTCCGTTTATGCAGCTAGATCTGGCCCAATAACCCACCGAGTCGCCTATGCCTTCCATCAAAGAAACCGCGCTTCGGCTGGTGCTGAAAGCGCGGGATACCCTGTCACGTCCAGTGAAAGAATCAGCCGCTTCGCTGGAGTCCCTGCGTGGGGAAGCGAAAACGCTCAAGAGCCATCTTACTGAGTTGGAAAAGCAGCAGCGGTTACTGTCGTCTTTCCAAAAGCAGACAGTGGCCGTTCGTGAAGCGGGCAGAGCATTCAGGGAAGCCGAGGATAAGGTTGAAGGGTTAGCCCGGGAATATCAGCAGGCTGAGAAACCCACCAAAACGTTGCAGCGCCGGCTTGAGTCAGCCAGAAAATCGGTAACGGCTGCCAACCAGTCATATCAACAGCAGCGGCACAAACTGGCTGAGTTACGTCAGGGGTTAAAGCAGGCCGGGCTTTCAAACCGTGACTTAGCTCGGCAACAGGACAGAGTCACCCGGGAGGTTCAGGAAACATCAGCCGCGTTTGGTAAAGCAACCCGACGAGTCAAAGAAGCCTCGCGAAACTTCCGACGTTCTGGTTTAAAAAACGTGGCCAGAGATGCTGAAAAGGCATCATCCGGTATTGGTCGTTTAACCCGACGCTTTGCCGGATTGGTCGCAGCGACCGCTGGACTGTACACCATCAAGCGCAGCATTGAGTCAATTCTCACCACGGGTGATAAGTTTGAACGACTCAGCGTTCAGCTGGAAGCCATAATGGGTTCCATGGCAGAAGGCGAACAGGCACTGGCCTGGATCAAAGATTTCACCAAGAACACACCTTTCCAGCTAGAAGAAGTCTCCGAAGCCTTTGTACGACTAAAAGCGTTTGGTCTTGATCCCATGGATGGCACGATGCAAGCCATCATAGATCAGACTTCCAAACTGGGTGGTGGTTTTGATCGGTTGCGGGGTATTTCAGTCGGCATCGGGCAAGCCTGGGCCAAGCAGCGCTTACAGGGCGAGGAAATATTGCAGTTGGTTGAGCGGGGCATTCCGGTCTGGGAGATGCTGGAAAGCGTCACCGGTAAAAACGCTCTGGAACTTCGCAAATTATCAGAAGCCGGAAAGCTGGGGCGGGATGTCATTGCCGAACTTATTAAGGAGATCGGAAAAAGCGCAGACGGTGCTGCGGCAAAGAATATGACTCTGCTCTCTGGTTACGTCAGTAACCTGAAGGACAGCTGGAGCTACTTTCTGGATGAAGTTGCTGACAGCGGCGCGCTCGAATATGTAAAAAATCTGCTGGGCGATCTGGCGCTGAAAATCGAGGCGATGAATAAAGACGGTCGGCTTCAGGCTCTGGCGCAAAAAATTAGTGATGCGTTTGTTGCCATGGGGAACGCCATACAGGATGCACTGTCGGGTATCACCCTTGAAGACTTTGTGGCCAGATTACAGTCTGGCTTTACCACGATCACCACGGTACTTGATAAAGTAAAAACTACGTTTACCGTCACCAGCAACACCATTTCGTTTTTCTTCAACAGTTTTTCATTAGCGGTGAAAGGCTTTGCTTCTGCCTTTCTCTATACCATCGGTGAAATCATTTATGGCTGGGGAAAAATAGCCGAGGTGATGGGCGCTGATAATATTGCCAGAAGCCTGCAAGGCACCACCCATTATCTTCGCTCTCTTGGGAAGGAGTTCGCAAAGCAAACCGCAGAAGATGCCAACGATGCAAAAAACTCGTTAATCGGTATTTATGATGCGTTATCCAAAAAGCATCAAAGCACTCAGCAAGACATTCGTCGTGAAAATAAAGTCACGGTAGAAGCCGCTCGTGAAGAACAAAAACAATACCAGAAGGAACTGGAGCAAACCGGCAATGCCGCAAAGAAGACTGCAGAAACCACCAAAGCTGCGTTCACAGATGCGGCAGATGCCATCAATCAGATCAACGGCGCAGAAACCCGAACAGAGTTAGCCAGCCTTGGCGTAGCGATAGCGGAGGCGTTCACTGAGGGTACGCTTTCCCTTGAGGAGTACACCAAAGCCACCGAAGCGAGTCGGCAAAAACTGGCCGAGTTAGCGGCTGAATCAGAAAAAACCAAAGAAGCATTAAAAGACACCGGTGATGCAGCAGAGTCATCCGCGCAGCAGCAGGAAACCTCCGTTCAAAGTATGGCCGGAGCCATGGCCGCGCATTACAACCATCTCACCTCTGAATTAATGGGTATGAGTGCAGCCGCCCACGATGCCTTCGTGAATATGGGCAATATTGGAAGTGTCCAGGCTAATACTGCCATCGATGGAATATCGGAACTTAAAAACCAACTTCAGGAAACTAACGATCAGCTGGATAAGCTGAAATACGACCCCGTTGGCGACTTTGTCGGTATATCCACCTGGATGACGGAAACCGCAAGAAACGCAGCGTTTGTTAAAAAGGAATTTTTACAGCAAAAAATTGCCCTGGAAGACTTGTTGGAAAGTTATGAACAAGGTGAAGTCAGCGCTCGACGTTTTGTGCAACAGGGAGAGCGTACCGCTGAGACTCTTAACCTGCTCAATAATCAGGATCTGGACAGGCTCAATAACGCCATTCGCTCCGTAGAACAAACCATGTCGCAATTAGGCGACAGTTCACGCAATACCCTCGATAGCCTGCAGGATGAATTAGACCAACTTCAGGGCAAGCAGGATGATATCGAGAAACGCCGTTATGAAAACCGACAAAATGACCTCAAAGCCCAAAAGGAAGAAGCCGTTGCCAGTGGCGATCAGAAAGCCATCAAGAACCTGAATAAAGCCCTACAGGTCAGTGAACAGATATACAGCGAGCGACGCAGGCAGACGCAGCAGGAAAAAAGGAGTACTCGTCAACAGGATCAGGTTACCCAAACAGCAATGCCGACCAGAATTGAACGACAGCCACCACAGAAAGTCATCCGGCTTGAATATCCAAACGGCGGTGTGAATGTGGGCATTGCGCCTACCGATGAAACCAAACTACTGGAAGCCCTGAAAAACGCAGGCATGAGGACGCTTTAAAAGGAAAAAGCTATGCAACTGGACGACATTACCCTGCCGGATGATCTGCTCTGGATTAATGAGTTCGACTGGAACCCTGTGGAGCAAAATCTAGAGCGCAGCTTAACGGGCGCTTTGTTGGTACAGGAAGGTGAATTAAAACAAGGACGCTCAATGGAATTAAGTGGCGGTGACTCTGCAGGGTGGGTAACCCGTGATACCGTCGTCAGTTTACAAACCTTGGCGGAAACTCCGAATAAAATTATGCCTCTGGTGCTGCCAGATATGAGACTGTTTTCTGTCATCTTTGATCGGTCATCGGGAAGCCCAATGGTCGCGAATCCCGTTCTGGAGGAAGCCTATCCTGCTGTAGACAGTTATTACTACCTTTTGTTGCGACTGATCATTGTGCCTTGATGTTATTGAGGTGTTTTTAAGCAAGTGTACGACAAGAGCCTATAATTTGTGTCATCTATTAAATGTTGTCCTATGGTCTAGGTAATGCTGAGGCACAATGATGAGTAAACTGGCAGTCACCATAAAGAACGCGATCGCTACAGCGGTCATCGATAACCCTCCGGCAAATGTGCTAACCATTGAATTGATAAATGAGGTTAATGGTTTTCTTGAGTCATTAGAGAAGGATGATGAACTCAAAATCGTGATCTTTAAGTCAGCCAATCCGTTATTTTTCTCTGCACACTTAGATCTGAACCTCATTAACGGGACTCCAAATGGGCAAGCTGGCTGCATTGCATTCAGTGATATGATCAAAAATCTTAAAAAACTGCGGCAGTTAACCATAGCTGTGGTTGATGGTTGTGCGCGTGGCGGTGGCGATGAATTTGTGATGGCCTGCGATCTCTCGTTTGGTACAGAAAATGCGGCATTTGCTCAGCCGGAAATAGGCGTGAACATACCAACGGGTGGTCAAGGTGGTGTTCAGTACGCTCGCAGGATGGGTCGAAGCAAGGCGTTACTGGCATTATTAACGGGTGGCGATTATTCAGCCCAAGAAGCAGAACGATTAAATATCATCACAAAATATGTTCCTAGATCAGAAATGGACAGTTTTCTGGATATGCAGCTGAGCGTACTTGGTCGTTTGGATTTGCGTGACATGGTGATGTACAAAGATATTGTGGGTACCTCCATTCTCAGCGAAGATGGCGGTGTTGAGTTAGAGCTCAAATACTTTTTAGAACGAGCTAATGAAGAAAAATCACAGACAATATTTAAAGCGTTTTTAAACAACGGTGGACAAACTGAACGAGAGGCAACCGACTTCATGGGGATTTTTGTTGATACGGTTGCAGAGTTGAGTCAACGCTAAATTGTTCATTTGAGTTGTTCCATTATAACCGCCGATTTGGCGGTTTTTTTACGCCTGAAGAAAAGGAAAACGGATGGCTATTAACAATGACGATGTAAAGCTTTTCGAGAGTCAACGCCTCACCGATGAGGAGGACGGTGGTGGTCGGGTGACGGGTAATGAGGTTATTGATGGCAATGTAAATAACCTGTTCCGGGATATTTCCCGGATTGACCGCACTATTGGTGATGTGGCTTTGCGTAAAGCCTTTGTTGGCATCAGCACCGACAATAACGATCCGTATCTTGGTAGCCACCTTATCCTGACCGAGCCTCCCAAAGATAAGAATGTCTCTGTCTTGTTGTTTGATACCGATAGCCAAACCGATGAGCGAGCCAATGCCAGAGACAGAATTGAAAGCTATGTGGTGCCGGGGATTCAGGCAGACTGGCATTTGATCGGCAATCAACTGGAAGGCCAGAGGGCTGTGGTCGGCTATCAGCGTGAGAGTTCACCCATACCTGAAATTGGTGAGGTTTATCGCCTTACAAATCCTGATGGTTTTGAGCAAGCCAGCCAGTTTATCCGTATTACTTCTGTCTCTCATGAACTGGTGACATTCAGCTACAACACAGGATCGTCGTTTATTGATTTTGAGCGCAGAAAGCTTGAGCTAGAAATTAGCGCTCCATTGATCGCTACCTTTATCGGGTCGCAGCCAGTTCCGGGCGCACCAGAGGAAGCGACCAGTCTGATTCAGGGGACGCAGATAGCCGACACCTCTCGCTACTATGGCATCCAATCCCTTAGCGCCGATGTGAATGCAGGCGACTTGAATATAAAAGCTGAAAGCGTTTATACGCCTTTGGTGCCGAGCGCCAAGGTGGAAACGCCTCTGCTCGATCAATACGGTGGCTATACAGGAAAGACAATGGTGGCCACAGCGGAAGCTAATCGCTCCGTCAGTTGTCGCTTTGTTCATATCTCAGGCAATCAGAGTCGAACGTATCTCCAGCGTGGCGTACTGCCGGGAAAGCTGACATTGTCTTTTGAAGGAGGCACTTTTCAGGATGATGGGACTGGTAATATTCTCCCTACTAGCGGCACAAACAATTACTCTCGCATGACCGTGGATTATGAATTGGGTGAGATCAATGTATGGCGTACTAGCAGCTATACAACGGGAACGGGAACAGCTACCTATCAGCCAGCGGTGTCGATGACTGGCGCTGCGGTATCTGGCGCAATAGAAGTCACTAATCAGAACCGGGGCTTTAACTATACGCTCAACATGGCCGAGGCTAAGCCAAGGCCGGGAACGCTGGTGGTCAGCTATATCGCTCTCGGTAAATGGCAGGATATCCGGGATACCGGCAACGGCCAGATGACAGGTTCGGGAACTGGCTCCATTATCTTTTCCACAGGGTCGGCGGCGATCACCTTGGATGCGCTGCCTGATCCAGATAGCGCTCTGGTTTTCAGCTACATCGCACAGAATGATGACGAGGTCACTATTCGAACTGGCAATGTGCCAGTTGATGATATGGTCTTCAGGCATACGGTGGAAAAACCCGGCATCAAGCCCGGAAGCCTGACTGTGACGTATGTTTCATCCGGGCAAAATAAAACCCTGACCGACCAGAGCAACGGTCTATTAACCGGCGATGGTAATGGTGTTATCCATTACGCTCCGGGCGAGTTGTCTTTCAAGCTGGACTTCCTGCCTGATAGCGATACTGAAATACAGCTGACGTATGAAGAAGGCACCTCTGCAGGTGGTGAAGTCATAGTATCCGTCGATGGACAAGGCGTTATGAGTGGCACTATTCCCGGCGCTCCCCTGTTGCCCGGTTCGATACAGCTTCAGTTTTTAGTCACGCAAAGAACCAATGTGCCGAGCCATTCGGACAGATTAAAAAACTGGACGACCTATTCCTCCACCAAAAATGTCGCCAAGACGATCAGCGATGATACGGCTGGTGGCTGGCGTGGTGTGACAGGCGTGATTGATTACCAGACAGGTGCCTTTACCGTACTGGCCGTTAATGATTACAGCTTTCCCGAGTACACCTATGAATGGGCAGACGCTATTCGGGTGCATAAAATCAGGGCAACCAGCAAGACGCTGACCTAAGTGTTTAATGGCGGCAGCATTACGGCAATAGCACAGGCCAGTAACCTTGCTCATGCGCCTCACACCGAAAATATCTCATCGCCAGAGCTGTCTATTGATCTACTCCCTCTGATGGAGAATGCGGTGTTACTTCCCGGCAGCATAGTCTTTGAATGGAATGGTGAAACCTATTTTGACCGGGACGGGAAACTATACCGAGATATTAGCACCGAAACTAATGCAGGGGTTCAGGTCGGGCAGATTGATTACAGTGGCGGTAATGCGACACTGGCTGTATATCCATCGGGAACAGTTAACTCAGCCAGCTTACAAGCAGGCGCAACTATCGGTTCAGGTTTTCAGATAGAAAATGTTTCTTTCAGAACGCCGGGGTCGCCTATTCGTCAGGGCAGCTTGCAGCTAACAGCTGTGCGGGTTGATAACGCTGATGTCATTACGGCAACGGCTGACTTCAATGGCGTGATTGATACCGCAGAGGTTCAGGGCAATATTGATGTGACTACGGGTTGGTGTGAGCTTTCCTTTACTGATGGCACTAATCCTATCTATGTAATCCCGCAAAGCATCCGTTATAACTGCATCGTCGAAACCAATCTTCCTCTGGATGCAGAATTGATCGGCCTTGATCCGGTTCGCTTGCCTGCCGATGGTCGGGTGCCGATCTTCCGGGCTGGTGACATTGTTGTTATTTCCCATGCCAGCAGCACCGATGCAGGTACTCCAACGGCAGGCCAGCAGATTTCCCTGAGCCGAGATCATCAGGCCGAGATTACCGTAGAAGACAGTGGCGGCATATTGCTCGCATCGGATCAATATACGGTTGACCGGGAGGCTGGCACCATAGACTTTGCATCACCTCTATCGCTGGTGGACTCAGAAGGCGGTTCGCTATCTGCGCCCTTTGCCATTAAGGATAGGGTCGAGCATATGAGCGTATTGAGCGATGTGCAGATTAACGGCGATCTGTCGATCATCTCTCCTGTCCCTTGGGATTTACCAGCGACAGAAACTACGGTTAGCAGCGCTGTTGTATATGGCGATATGCAGGCGAGAGTGAAAAGCTTTTTTAGCCAAAAGGTGTGGACTAGCGGCGAGCCGAACTGGACGGATTTTATCATCGGCGATCAGACCACTGCACAATACAACACCATTAACTATCCGGTTGAATCCACCAACAAGGGAGCGATCTACGGAAAGTGGGCGATCATATTTACTAGCAGCACCGGCTTTCAGGTGGTGGAAGAAAAGCTCGGCATTATAGGGACTGGCAGCACCACCACCGATACGGCACCAGTCAATCCCGAGGCAGGCGTTCCTTACTTTACGATCAAAGCTGAAGGATGGGGATCAGGCTGGGCGACAGGGAATGCAGTGAGATTCAATACCGATGGATGCCTTGCTTCGGTGTGGGTGTGTCGGACGGTATTGTCCGGTCAGGGTACGGAAACCAACGACGATTTCACTTTGCAGATCAGAGGGGATGCTGACTAATGGCCGTTAATTTCTATTCATCAGAAGATGCTGGCGCTCCGCAATGGAATACCAGCGTATCCGTTGGCAAAAATAATATTATCGAAATACTGGATGCCGTTCTCTTAACGGGTTATGGCAGCAAACCGGGGCTTGGCTGGACGAAAGAAATGTCCAGCACCATTAACGATCGGACGGTTTATTCTAACCAGTCGGCTCACGCCAATAAGATGAACCTGTTAGTTCAAAGTCATCCATCAAATAGTAACGGCGTAATGTTCCAGATTGCAGAAAGCGTTGTTACGCCAGAGGAGTTTTATGGATATAGCTCATGTATCTCTTGTGGTACGACTTACGGTGTCAATCGCTGGATCATTATTGGCGATGAAAAGACGTTTATTTTTGCACTGATGCCGAATTCAATGAAGACGTCTCACTTCTATGTTTATGCACCCAACATCATTTATGTCGGTGACGTAGATACTGATGGTTTTGAAATACCGAATGCTTGGTGTCTGCTTGGATCACATTCTTATAATGGCAGTATGAATACAATCATAAACCCCAATATTGGTTATGGAATATTCAATAGTATTGGAACTACGCAGCAAGCTTTAACAAGGCCATTTACTGCCCTTCCGGGGGATGATTGGTCAGAAAACAACATGCGTTTTCAGTGCATGGCTCTTACTATGTCTCAGTACATAACCGCTTATTGGCCTTCAAAAGTAAGCGGCATCGAAGACCTCGATGAGTTTCTGACAAGCGTAAGTTATCAATCGGACTGGTATATTTATCTTGAAAGTAAATATGTGTTCCGTTTGCGAGGCTGTATCTCATTCACACCTGAGCTTTTTTATTTTGATAAAGCGAATGGGCAGACCAGAGGCTTTGTGCCATTCACCATTGACGGGATTGACTACTGCCATTCTCATAATTGGAACGGGATGTTTTTTCAAACATCGGGAGAGTGGTAATGGTGACCTATGTTCAACCGGTAAAAATTAACACCCCGAGCCTTAATTACGAACATAAAGCAAAAGGCACTTTAAAGGTCGATGGATTGCCATTTAATGGCGTAGTGATATTACTCAGCCCACCCCACCCCTTGGGTATATCCGCTCCGGGTCCATTTCTAATGGGCAATTTTCATTTATTGGCGTTCCTCCGAAATGGCAGAATATGCCTCTGGTGGTTGCCATCTCAGTAGATAATCAACTGTTTAGCCAGAAAGTAGAGGTGAATAATGCCGTTATTTATGATCTCGTCATTAGCACCACTGGCGGTGGAGCGCCAACAGGCGACCCGGCCACCATTACCGGCAAAGTAGAACGGGTGCTGGATAATCAGGCTCTCCCTGCTGCAAGACAGCTGGTAGCTATCGAAAACAAACCCGATGGCACATGGGCGGTTACTGGTAATACTGTCAGCGATACGGAAAACGGAAGTTATACGCTCAATGTGCTGACGGATGGCGGTGATACATTTGTTATGGCTTTGGACGACTATGGACAGGTGTTTACGCCAACAGCTTCTGTGTCCATTGGTGACGTTATTCATCCTACTGTGCCAAACGGCCATGTTTATAGCGTAGAAGTCGGAGGCACTTTGCCTGATACCGAGCCGCTATGGTGGGAGGCAGGTTCATCAGGCACTCAGGCAGCAGGCGATGTGACGCTCCGAGCAATTCCATTTTATCGACCTCTGGTACACGGTTACATCAAGGCGAGCCTGATTGAGTGAGTTACCAAGTCTCATTAGACGATGTGGATTTCAGATTCGATCGCCCGTATACGGTCAGCTCTGCTGCCATCGCTGATTATATGTTTGATGGCCTTCCGTTTTTCCATTATTCCAAACCTCCGGGTTTGCTACGGGTTCTTGTCAGTCAGTGGTCTTCTCCTTCTGAAAAATTAGAGAGCGATATTCGTGCTGCCTCCAATGATGCCGCAGAAAAAAACCTGACGAAAAAGCAGCGCAGCTATCAGGCTGAAATGATTGTCAGTTCGGGCAATAGCTTTTTATGGGGAAAGGTGGACGAGAAGCAGACTGCGGTTCACTTTCAACACGGCATCGCTATAAAGAAGGAAGAAAGCGCCAATGATGCGTGGGGAGAGATTGCAACAAAAGACAGTGGTCAAACGCTAAAATGGGACAAGAGCATTCGGGAAAAGCATGAGTCCTTCGACGCACCTTGGGGAGATGGTCGGCCTAAAGATACAGAAGTGGCAGAAGGCATGCAGTCAGTTGACTTGTATGGTGCGGCTTCAAAGAAATATTCAGGCTATGTCCATCCGGTTCAACCGATTAATTTTATCTTTGATGATGCGCTCTACACACCCGCAGAGAATGGCTCGGTATTTTTTCAAATAGGTGATATTCCGCCAGCGCTCCCGGCGATACCGATAGACACAAAGAGAATATTCGGCTTTGGCAGCAATCGCACCAACGATAATTCTGTGGTTATCCCTTGGGGGTTCGGGCAAAAGGCCAAAGATGAAGAAATCACTGGCAGCTATGGTGGTGAAACAGACCCGGACGTTGTTGAAAAACCTGAGCCAGAGCAACCAGATATCAGGGAGAGCTATCTGCTCATGAATACTATCACCACTGTCGTCTTACCGGATCGGATACCACTGGAACTCCCAAGCCTTGAAATCAGCCTGGATATTGATAGCTTCTCATGGAGCTTTACCGGGCAACTGATCGGCGCTACCAACATTGCTATGGTAGAGCCAGACGAAAACGGCCCAAAGCAAATAGAAGTGGATATCAACGGTTGGAAATGGATCTTTATCATCGAGCGATACAGCACCGATAGACGTTTTGGCAACGAGCGATACACCATTTATGGCAGCAGCAGAACCCAGCTGTTAGCAGCACCTTATGCGCCAATGAGAAGTAAGAGCAGCAGCGATCTCAATGCAAAGCAGGCAATAATAGAAGAGCTGGCCAATACCGGCTTCACCGCAAGCTACCCTGACCTAAACGACTACAGCGCACCGGATTGGATTATGCCCGGCGGCTCATTCAGTTATCAAAACCAGACTGCAATGCAGGTCGTGGCAAAGATCGTTACCACAGCAGGATCGGTAATGATCCCAAGCCGTGATGCAGACCAGCTCAATATTCAACCAAGATACCCTGCCAGCCCCTGGGCATGGAGTGTCACCACGATGGATAAAATCGTACCTGCCAGTATGGTCATCAGCCTGAGTGCCAGCTGGCGACCAGAGCAGGCATACAATGCCGTTTATGTTTCTGGCACTAATGCAGGCGTCGCAGTGAATGTGAAACGACAGGGTACCAACGGCGACAACCCGGCTCCGGATATTCTGGAAGATTGGTTAACCGAAACGCAGGTAAATACTGAGCGGGGGAGGAATGAGCTGGCCAAAGGCGGCAACCAGAGTATTACAGTCATTGAGTTACCACTGACCGATATCAATACAGCACCCGGGTTAATTGAGCCGGGAATGCTGGTAGAGGTCTTGAACATAACCGGTGATTGGATTGGCTTGTGTTTGGCTACAAATATCACTGCTGAACGAAGCCGTGTCCTCCAAAGTGTCCAGCTGGAAAGGCATTATTAGGCATCTGTACACTAATGGCTGAGTATCTTGTGTTATCGATTGAATATAAGTGCCCATAGCGATTAGGATACTACCCCGTATAATGGCGGAACGTTAAAAGTGTGATTTATTTTTTATGCAAAGATTTGATGTTCCGGGTGTAGTAACTCGCCATATTCTTCATAAGTGATAATAAGCTTCTAGCTCCACCGCCAGTCTTGTTTAAAAACAGGACAAGGCACATTTATTATTAAATTTTAGGATATGATTATGTCTACTACTACCGGTACTGTTAAGTGGTTCAACGACGAGAAAGGTTTTGGTTTCATCGCTCAGGAAAACGGCGGACCAGACGTGTTTGCACACTTCCGTCAGATTACAGGTGATGGCTTCAAGTCGCTGCAAGAAGGTCAGCGTGTTGAGTTCACTGTTACTCAAGGTCAGAAAGGCCCACAGGCAGAAGACATTCGCCCTCTGTAATGTCAGAGCTGCAAGGTTGCAGCTTCTAGACTTTATTTAGGTGTACAATAAGGGCAGTGCTTTCGGGCATTGCCCTTTTTTTTGTGGTTTGAAGAAGGCAAAAAAGGAGAAGGAGCTTATGGCGACCACTAATATCTGGCAACAGTTCAAGGCATTGGTACCTGAAGGTGTTCGAGTTGTCGCCACTATTACTACTAATAATGGCAACGGTACGAGTCAGGTGGAACTACAGGATGGTTCTGTCATTACGGTTAAGGGTGAGTCGGTCGCTGGTGGTCAGAAGGTGTTTGTCCAGAATGGAGAGATGAGAGGGGCTGCGCCAAGCCTGGCGCAGTATGAGGTGGAGATTTAG